GAACCCAACGTTATCAAAGATTACTTCATCACACTTCCATTCTTGGGAAAAAGGATTGAAAACACTTTGTTATTATGTTAGGACCAAAGCAATATCAACAGGTGCTAAACATTTGGCAGTTGATATCTCAAAGATTGAAAGACCAAAACCAATAGTTGAGACACCTAAGGTTGATTTTAATAATATGAATTTACCTGAAAAACCAGTAGACAGTCAATTTGATTGTTTTGGTTGTTCATCTTAAAAATAAATCCCGATTAATCGGGATTTTTTATTTTAAACAGTATTTAAAGAAAATTATCACGTAGTATATTTATAGTTAATGGCAGATGGAAGAACATATGGTATAAATTTCCCTTTTAGAGATTCATCAAAAGGTACTTATCTTGAGTTATCTGAATTTAATGATGAGGAAATTAGAAGTAGTTTAATTCACTTATTGTTAACTAGAAAAGGTACTAGGTATTATTTACCTGATTTTGGTACGAGACTTTACGAATATATTTTTGAACCAATGGATGGACCTACTTTTTCAGACATTGAATCGGAAATAAGAGAATCTGTTGCAGAATACATACCAAACATAACTATCACTAATATTAGTATAACCGCAGCATCTGATGGTGAAGAAGATAAAGGTACTTACATAAGTAATGAAGACGAGAGAGTTTATAGAGTACCTGGTATTAGTGAAAAAGAACATACGGCTAAAATTAAAATAGATTATTTAATATCGGATTCCGCTTTTAATCCGAGTGATTTTGTAATCATTAATATATAATTTAACATGGCAAATAAAAAGATATCATATACCACTAGAGATTTTCAGCAAATAAGAACTGAATTAATTAATTTTACAAAAACTTATTATCCTGAACTTATTGAAAATTTTAACGACGCGTCAGTATTCTCTGCGTTGTTAGATTTAAACGCTGCGGTAACAGATAATTTACAATTTAATATTGATAGAAGTATCCAAGAAACAGTATTACAATATGCTCAGCAGAGGTCATCAATATTTAATATTGCAAGAACTTATGGATTAAAAATACCTGGACAACGACCATCAGTTGCTTTAGTTGACTTCTCAATTACGGTACCCGCATTTGGGGATAAAGAAGATTTACGTTATTGTGGTATATTGAGGAGAGGTGCTCAAGTTAATGGTGCGGGTCAAGTATTTGAAACAGTATATGACATTGACTTTGCTTCACCGAATAATGCGGAAGGTTATCCAAATAGATTGAAAATACCTAATTTCGATTCAAATAATAAGTTATTAAATTATACAATTGTAAAAAGAGAAACAGTTGTTAATGGTATAACTAAAGTGTTTAAAAGAACAATAACTGCGAACGATGTTAAACCGTTTTTTGAATTATTTTTACCTGAAAAAAATGTTTTAGGAGTTACTAGTGTTTTACTTAAAGATGGGACTCAATATGCAAATGTACCATCACCACAAGAATTTTTAGGTCTTGATAATAGATGGTATGAAGTTAAGGCACTAATAGAAGATAGAGTTTTTGTTGAGGACCCAACAAAAGTGTCAGACCAACCAGGGATTAAAGTTGGTAAATATATACAAACAAGTAGTAAATTCATAACCGAATACACACCTGAAGGGTTTTTAAAAATGACGTTTGGTGGTGGTAGTCAATCTGCGGATGAACAATTAAGAGAATTTGCAAGAAATGGTTATAAATTGGACTTGTACAAATATTCTAATAATTTTTCTTTAGGGAGTACTTTAAAGGCGAACACGACCTTATTTGTACAGTATAGAATAGGAGGAGGGTCAAGTAGTAATTTGGGAGTTAATGTAATTACTCAAGTTGGAACTGTTTCGTTTTTTGTTAACGGTCCTTCCGCATCAGTAAACACATCAGTAGTTAATTCATTATCATGTAATAATGTCACGGCAGCTATTGGAGGAGCACCATCACCGACTACGGAAGAGGTTAGAAATTTAGTTACATTTAATTTTGCCGCTCAAAATAGAGCGGTTACAGTTAACGACTACGATTCAATAATACGAACAATGCCGTCACAATTTGGAGCACCTGCTAAAGTTGCTATAACTGAAGAGAATAATAAAATTAAGATAAAAATGTTATCTTATGATGAGTCAGGTAATTTAACAGAAATTGTTTCAAACACGTTGAAAAACAATATTGCGAACTATCTTTCTAATTATAGAATGATTAATGATTATATTTCAGTTGAAAGTGCTAATGTAATTGATTTATCATTAAATATTGATGTTGTGTTAGATAGTAGTCAGACACAGGGAGCGTTAATCGCCCAAATAGTTAATTTAGTTACCACATATTTTTCATCTAGTAATCGCCAGATGGGTGAAAATGTTTATATATCAGAAATTAGACGACAAATACAATCACAAAACGGAGTTATTTCTGTATCCGATATACAAGTCTTTAATAAAGTAGGAGGACAATATTCTTCTTCACAAACATCTCAAGGGTATGTTGATAATGAGACCCGACAAATAGGTTTAATTGACGATACAATTTTTGCGGAACCAAGTCAGACTTATCAAGTTAGGTACCCTAGTAAAGACATTAATGTTAGAGTTAAAAACCTATCCACGGTTAATTTCTCTTGATAATTTATTTTATTTAAATATGGATTATCTTTTTGAAAATGGTATATAAACTATTTATCAAAAAAGATTAAGAATGTCAAATTCATATAGAATAAGAACCGAAGTAGGTGTAGATAAATCATTAAAAATTTTACTTGACCAAGAGTTTGAGTACTTAGAAATTTTATCTTTAAAAGTATTACAAAGTCAAATTTACACAAGACAATGTGCTGACTATGGGGTTATTATAGGTAGGGTTACCGCAAACAATGGTTTTGGAATACCTAACGCTAAGGTTTCTGTATTCATCCCTTTGTCTAGCGAAGATGAAAATAACCCAATAATTTCTGAATTATATCCGTATAAAACTTTAACAGACACTAATGAGGATGGTTATAGGTACAATCTATTACCGTACACCCAACAACACAGTGGACATAATCCTACAGGTACATTTTTTGATAGAATGGATGTATTGGTTGACCCGACACTTATTGAAGTGTATGACAAATATTATAAGTACACTGCAAAAACTAATGACAGTGGTGACTTTATGATATTTGGAGTCCCTGTGGGTGAACAAACTGTACACGTAGATGTTGATTTATCAGATATAGGAGAATTTTCACTTTCACCACAAGATTTAGTTAGAACAGGTAGCGCAACTGAATCACAAGTTGCGGGAACAACATTTAAAAGCTCATCTAACTTAAATTCATTACCACAAATAATCATAATCAGTATAAATAGAGTTATAGAAGTTGAACCTTTATGGGGTCAACCTGAAATTTGCAATTTAGGGATTACAAGAACCGATTTTGATTTAACATCTGAAGCAAATATTGACATAACCCCAACCGCAATTTTTATGGGGTCAATAATTTCAGATGCCGACAAATATACTCAAAAGAAAAATTGTAAACCAAAAATAGGTAAAGGTAATTTATGTAATTTAGTTGCAGGACCTGGAGAAATTCTGGCAATTAGACAAACAATCCAACAGGATATAAATGGTAGACCCGTTCTTGAAGAATTTCAGTTAGAGAGTGGAGGTCAGGTTATTGATGAAAACGGTACATGGTTAATCGATGTACCTATGAATATGGATTACTACGTCACTAATGAATTTGGTGAAAAAGTTTTATCTAATGACCCTAAAAAAGGTGTTCCGACAAGAGGTAAATATAGATTTAAAGTTAAATGGAACCAATCACCAAGTCTTTCTGAGAATGTTAAAAGAGGTTATTTTTTAGTACCTAATGTTAAAGAACACGGATGGGAGATTGATGGTGGAGGAAATAGAATTGACCCATTGATTAACCCATTGGCAAACCCTTCTAATGTTTCCGACGCCATTAAATCATATTCATTTAGTTTAGATTGGGATGATTACTCAGACATACAGTCCGCAATAGATTGTGAAGACACATTTTATGATATGCAGTATAATAAAGTTTATACTGTTTCACAATTAATTGACCAATATAGAAATGGTTATGCCGCGAATAGAATAATCGCGGTTAAACATATTTTAGACGATGCTTGTGAAAGTGAAAATGTTAAATTCCCAACCAATGATGCGTTCCTTAGGTTTGATATAATTTACATACTATTCACTATAATGATGTTTATATTCAAACCAATTATCTATCTATTATTGGTTATTTCACACATATTAGCATTTTTACTGAAATATATACTCGGACCTATATTGGCGGTTGTTGTTGCGATAGTCTTCACTATTATTATTATCATATGTGAATTTATTAATGGGATAATTTGGGTTATAAATTTATTCGCTGATGTCAATGAATTAGATTGTCCTAATTTTGAAGATATGCAAAGTTTAATTGACCAAATGTTAAATCTTTGGACATATTTTGTAAGATTAAATTTACCTAACTTAAGTTATGATGACTGTGAACTATGCGCATGTGATGACCCACAATCAGTTGAATTAAACGCACCTGGTGTTAACCCTGTTGGTGTTAATACCGAAGAGATTATACAAACCTCAGGAGGTAATTCCTATCTAACTAATTTTACGGATAATACTAAATACAATATTAACCCATCATATACTTACCCTTCCGCATTCCAAACCTTGATGGCGGGGGCGGGATTCACAGGTTCAGGACCAAAAACATACGCTCCTCAAATGACTAAATATGGTGAAGATGGTAGTGGTAACGATAGAAATATTTTTACAAGTAGTATTCCAATAACAGAAAGAATAAACTTATTTAATAATAAAGCAAAATATTTTGATGATTTTGGAGGTACTAATCCTGGCGGTGGAAGTAACCGAATTAAAGTAACTTTTGATACCACATTAAATAACTCAACAACAAAATATCATTATGACAACGTTATTACGATAATGTGTAAGGCTAGTAAGTTATCTAATTTCCAAGCAGGACAAATAGTATCTTTCCAAGACCCAACATTATCACAAGATGTTAATTTAACAGGTTTTACACAATTAAATCAATTTGCAACAACTAGTATTACAGGAACATCTATAAATGACAACCCAGGGTCGACCATTAATGTTACATATTCTAACCCATCCTCGGCAAATGGATTACCACTACAAAGTACCATATACTCAATTACACAAACCCCTGATGATGCAACATACGCTAAGTTTCCAATGGACATTGAATATTTTCAGGTGGTTACGGCAATGACTTATAATTCTTTTGATTCGTTATGTACATCTAACCCTTTATCGTTAAATGATAGGTACCTAAATAACACTATGAAAATTGAATATATTAATTATGATAATTGTTGGAACGGTACTTATCCCGAGAATCCTTTAACTTCATATGATGATTATGAAAATCAAGTATTAGTCTTTTTAGTTAGAGGTGTTGACCCTTATAGTACTAGAAAAACTAATAGTTATGATTTAAGTAGAATATTTGGGCATAATACTTGGGGAATCCCAGGATTAACAATTACAGGGGAATATAAACTTAATCATCCGATTAAAGGAGGAGTTAATTCTGTTAGACATACTATGGTATCTGATACGACAAATACAGATGCTTTAGGATATAATTTATACTATGATTCATTCCATTTTGTACCTGAAATAAATCCAGCAAGCGCAGGGTTTACAGGTTTTACATCAACGTTACCTAGTTATTATTCGAGTCTTGACTTAATTTAATGCGGCATCAGTAAAATCGTTTGTTACTGATAGAAATGGATTCCAAGTAGAGTGGGATACTGTAACAACAGTTCCTTGTACTATAAAAGCACCTTATCAAAATATATATTCGGTTGATAATAGAGGTTATTTTGATAATGAGATCGTAGAAGGAGGTTCAGTAATGATGCAAATCATTTCATTACCCCCACTTACAACAACATCATACGCAGACGGTTATACATACTCACCTAAATACCCAACATCACCTTATACATATACTTTAGGGGTTAGCGGTAATCAAATAATCATGAGGTCCGATAGACTACCAACATCAACAAGTACAAAAGAAACTTCGGGAAATAGTTTTTCATTACAATTAAACCCTGATTTCAGTGTGTTTTTATTTTCGGATGATGGTGTTGTAAATTCAGAAGATACTGGAACTCAAAATGTTGGTTCATATGGTAACGCTTTAGATAGTGAACCACCACAGAGTAATATAAGTAATCAAGTAATTGATTCGTTTAAATGTGGGGACATGGTACCTCTTGGTTGTTATCAATCAGTACCTGGTAGTCCATGTTCTGCTAGTCCTACTGAAATAGGTATAAAACCTGTTGGTGATGGTTGTTATGAAAATGGTACTAATGGTGAGTTAATAATGAAGAACGGTTGTTACGTCACAATTACTGAAATATTTATGTCTTTACCTAAAGATTTTGAAATACTAACTGAATGGGCCTCAAGGTTATTAATAACATTTGGAGCATGTAGAAATGTGTGGTCACAAAT